ACACAACCCTAAACTCGAGAGTCTCGTCTTGAAGTGGGTGACTTTGGAACACACTAGTGGGACAAAGATCTCTTACTTCTTGGACACATCTCTCAAACCGCTCATCCATAAACTGGAACTTCTTTCTGGCAAAGTGTGCTCAACTTCTCGTTGGACCAAGTTGTTTACGGAAGAAGGAAAAGTCGTGGCTGGGTGGAAACTTGTTAAAGTCCAACCATTCTAAAAGGATAATAAAATGGCAAGCAATGCTGGCATTGTAACTGGCAAGCAGTATGTGAGGTTTGCAGAAACGCTGGAAGCTGACACCGCCGAGGTGTTCGAGTTCCGCCCCGTGTTCTCCGCTGGTGGCGGCACCTACACCGCTACCGTGGCTGCTTCCGCCGTGGGCATCTCTCAGTTCTACCTGCCCGCCCTGGCCGATGCTCCGACCGACAGCCGCCTGCTGAGCGTGGCCACCTCTGGTCTGCTGCTGGTGGAAGCCGACAGCGCCACCGCCTCAGCGATCACCGTGGGCTCCGCCCTGATCGTGGATGCCGTGGGTCGTGCCTCCAACGCTGGCACCGCCATCACCATCGCTGGCAACACCCCCGTGGTGCGTGAAGTGCTCGTGGGTCAGCGCAGCTTCGTGCTCGTCGCTGTCTGATAACTGACTCTCCTGGCATCTGGCTAATGCATTGTCGCCAGTGTAAGCCCAGGGTTTCAATTGAAACATTCCCTTAAAGTCAAAGGAGATCTCCTACAATGATGAATCTTAGAGACACCTATGCAGGTGTTGATCCTATCCTGACCACTCTGGCTCAGGGTTACATGCTGCCCGAGAACAACATCAGCAACTTCATTGCTCCCGTTGTGGACACCGCCACTCGCGCTGGTCGCATCCTGCGCTTCGGCAAAGAGCAGTTCGCTGTGAACGACTTCCGTCGTGCATACGGCACCAACATCCCCGCCATCCAGAGCCGTTACGATAGCGAGAGCTACGCTCTGGAACAGGAAGTGGTTGCTTGGGAACTGCCCGAGGAAGTGATCGAGAACGCTGGCGAAGGCCCGGCACAAGTGGACTTGCGTGCCATCGAGACCCGCAACGCAATGCAGCGTCTGATGAACAGCTACGAGGCCACCGTGTCCGCCGCTGTGACCAACCTGGGCATCTACGAGCCCGGTCTCGCCTACACCGACTACTCCACCGCCGCTGGCGTTGGTCAGACCCTGGCTGGCTCCGGTACCGCTGCTTGGGGTGCTTCCGGTTCCGATCCGATCGGCAACGTGCTGCGCCTGAAGCGTGCTGTGTCCAACCAGATCGGCATCCGCCCCAACTCCATGGTGATCGGCACCAACGTGTTCGACACCCTGATGACCGACGCCTCCATCCTGGATCGCATCAAGTACACGACCGCTGACAGCATCGACATCGACATGCTGGCTCGCTACTTCGGTCTTGAGCGTGGCATCCGCGTGGGTGAGGGTCGTCAACTGGCCTCCAACGGTGAGCTCCTGCCCATCTTCCCTGAGAACGCCATCCTCCTGTTCTACAGCCCCCTGGGTGCTAACGACAGCGTGCTGCCTGCTGGCGGTGCTTCTGCTGCTACCCCCGCCTTCGCTTACACCTACCAGCTGACCGGCACCCCTGCCGTTCGCCCTGAGTACTACATCCGTGAGCGTCGTGTTGTCCGTGCTGAAATCACCGTTGAGCGTGCCGTGAACATCGTTGGTCTGGGCGCTTCCGGTCTTGCTGGTTCTGGTGCCTTCATCAACGACATCCTCGCTTGATTAGCGTCCTCTTCGAGTACACTATTAAGGAGGATTCTTAGATGGCGATTCTAACACCGATTTCAAAGTCGGGCTTTATCATGTACGTTGGTGGTCTTGAGTTCTTCTGGACTCAATTCTCTGGCATCAACGACTCATCCGCCACTGGTGAATACGCCAATGGCACAGGTCGCCGCATCCACAAGGTCATCGGTCCTCGCACTATCGATGATGTGACCTTGACGATGCCGTACGACCCGCTCCAAGCAAACCAGATCGAACAGTTCTGGCTGGAGTACGACTGTCAGTTCCTGACAATCACCGTCCAACCCGTCAACTGCGACGGTGAGAGCTACCTCGGCGACCCCTACATCCTTGAGGGTTGTCAACTGATCAGCCTCACTGTGGCAGAAGCAGACAGGGAGAGTGGAGACGTGGGCACCATTGAGTTGGGCTTCACTGTCAACACCTGGAAGAGAGGCTCCATCGCAGACATCGGCGTCATTGGCTGATGCTCCTACAAGGAACGCAC